TCTTTTTTGTACATGATGTTGGTTGGAACATTGGTTTTTAAAACTGCTATGTCCCCTTTTATCAGCTCCGGCTGTCCGTATCTGCCTATCATCAAATTCTTGGCTTCTGCCTTGCTCGTTCCGACTTTTTCCGCTATTTTGGTGACTAGGACGTGGAAATAAGCGTTTGCCGACAAGCTCCTTTTCTTGCGGAACGGTTTAATTATTACGGACAGCTTTTCCAGCTTTTTCAGTTCATCCACGCCCTTTATAAACCGCTCCGCCTCGTTAATTTCCAGGGTAACTGTTATCTTTTTGCTAAAATAATCCACTGCTAAGTTTTTTATTTTTCCAGTTAAATCCATGCTATTTTAGTCCTAATTCCTTCATGGCTTCGGCATATTGTTGTTGTGTCGTCTGATACAATGATTTTAAGCCTCTTTGACTTGCCCATTCTTTAATTTGGGCTTCCGTCATTCCCTTTTTTTGCATCAAATCATAGAGCCGTTTTGCTTCTTTCTCTGTGATAACCTCGTTGCGTTTGTATTCGTCTGTATCCGCGTCTTTCGAGTCATCCAGAAGAAACAAGCTATTTAACGCGTATTTTCTCGCGTAGCTCGATGCTGACCCGGTAACTTGTGCTGCGTCCATCTTTTTTTTGCTTTCTTCCTCTCTGGCGTATGCTGTAGTGCAAAAACTGCCCTCACTTTCTATGTCTTTTAAAATTGCTGTCGCCTTTATGTAAAATCGGTTGCCTAACATAATAATTTCGTCATTTACAGCTAATATTAAGCCTTCCCTGTCCAATAAAGGCTTTACTGCCTCGTAGATGTCCTCTAAGCTCCTGTAGCTATAGTCACCATACTCACTGTATTTACTCTTGGGCACCTTTAATTCTGCCTGAATTTTTTGCAACTTTTTGTGAATATTCCCCATCTTTCTTACCTCACAATCACGCTTTTAGAAGTCTCAATGTGTGCCCCTGTGACCTCTTTCCCGGCTTTAATCGCCTTTTTAATCGCTGTCTTGTCCGCCTGTGGCTCTGGAATCCTGATGTATTCCTCTGCCAGGCTGCCTAAGTCGTCAATGGTCACAGACTCGCTGTTTCTGTATGACACGCTTACTCTTGCCGTTTTGAGCTTTTCACCGTCAAGAGCATGGGACAGATAGTCCTTGCACCTCTGTGCGGCGTTCTCGCAACTTCTACGGCGTTTCGCAAGCTTTTCTTCCTCCTCTTTGATTGCCTTTGCTTCTGCAGCATAATTCTTTACTGCCAGTGCGATTCCCTCCACCTTTTTGTCTCTCTCGATGTTGAGAGCCTCAAGTTTTTCAAGGTCAATAATTTCTCCTGTCTCCTCGTCTACGCAATCCATAATTGCACTGTCAATCTCGTATAGTGTCATTGCTCTAATTCCTCCTCATATCTCTCGTATTCGCTGTAGTTCGCCGCACCTCGTTTGATTGCTTTGTGTGCTGTTCTGTACTCATATTCTGCCTCAAGGTGCTGTCTTTTTAGGTATTCCCTGACTGGGTCAACGTACCACTCCGCCATGTTTCTCCTCGCTTTCTTCTCCCCATGCCGTTTCAATGCTTTTGCTCAATTCGTTGTAGCCGCGGGCAAAAGCTTCAATTTCTTTCATCCGCAAAACGCCTGTTTTTTGTACCTTGTCTTTAAATAGCTCTAAAATAGTTCTTGCAATCGCCTTGTCCTCGACTGTGATTACAACACTTGCAGGAATCACACCTTTTTTCTCTAAGACGTCCTCATACTCTCTTTTCGCAAAGCCGTTTACGCTAATCATTGTGTTATTCATAACCTAATCTCTCCTTCTTTTCTGCTATCCAATCCCCCAACACTCCCTCGCACTGTTCCGGGGTATAATTTTTATTATCCTGCTCTAACCGCCCAACTATTTCTCCCAGTGTGGGTAGTTCTGGTACTGTTTCTTTCCGCTCTATCGTTCCCGCCGCTCTTATCATTTCTCGGAGCTTCGGCGGGTACTTGTCTATCTCCTTTTGCGCTTCTAACGCCGCTCTGTAGCTTCTGAGAAAATTTGACTGTATGACTGTCTGAAAGTCCGCTGAATCTACTACTGCCCAGTCATGGAGCGTTTGTGGCGTTCCTACCGCCTTTTGCAACGTAGGAGGCAGTTTATTAAACTCCTCTCTGTAACCGTAAATCCCATTACTGCACGCCTTTGTAACTGTTGCCCACGCTTCCTGCTCGCTCAGGTAGCTGCTTTCTGCCTTGAGCTTGCTGGCACACTCCAAAATATCTGCTGGTGTCGGTGGAAACTTGCCGGTTGTCATGTACATCTGTGCCGCTACGCTTATTGTCTGGTAGTCGTTATTTTTACCTACCAGGCGGTACCACATATCCAACGCTGGCTCGTTGGGAATAAATCCCGGAGACGTATAAACGGTCTTTAATGCGGCTACAATTTTAGAGAACTCCGAAATCGTCATACATTCCGCCTCCCTCCTGTTCTTTTTGCGCTGCCCAGTGCTGTATATCGTCATATAGTCGGTTGTTAATGTTGTTCTTCCTGTCATTTCCTGTTTTTACCGCAACAAACTTTTTCCACTCATTATCGAGTGACTGGTCTATAATCTGTTTCATCAGTTCAACATCACCGCCAGATAATTTGTGCAAACTTGTGAGTAACATTTTCATTCCTCTATCTGTCTGGACTGGTTTTCTAACCCTCTTACGCATGGCAAGAAATTCCAAAAACTTATCATTTAGCTCTTCGTCCTCAAAGTACTGTTCTGGTTCTTTCTTTGCGGGCGCGCCTTTATCTTTAGTATTATTACTAGTATTATTATTAGTATTATATATATTAGTATTATTGGTGGTCATTTTGACTATACCCCCATGGTCATTTTGGCTATACCCCATGGTCATTTTGACTATACCCCCGTGGTCATTTTGACTATACCCTGTGGTCATTTTGTCTATAGGGGTGTCAGCTTTTTCATGAGCCATATAACGGTTAAATTTCACGCCGCTAATCTCCTCTACTCTCTTTTCAACTATTCCTCGGTCTACAAGATTTTCAATGCTTCTTTGTGCAGTTCTTTTTGACACGCCAAGAAATTCGGAAATATATTTCAATGACCCTTTAAATTCTGATTCGCCATCCTGCGAAAAGCCGTAAATAAGGGCATATGTGAGGAGTTCATTCCCCTTTAACTGCAAATTTGTTATCATCCAATCTTGAATAACGATGTATGCCATGTCTACCTCCCATCTTGACAAATTGCCAAGTCTTTTGTATGATTTACTTGTATGATTTATCGTAAGAGCTTAATGGTAGGGCTCTTCCTTTTTTACCTCATGCTCTACACCGTCTTTATCAGTGTAGAATACTTTGTCATACTCTACACCTTGTTGTCGTCCTAAGAGGGTGTAGAGTAATCTAATAACATACTCTTTTCTTGGAGGCTCATTCATTTTTTTATTCACCCCCTAACATCACGAAAAAATTATAATTGCTATAATCTTTTCCGGCGGTATGTGTTACCACACCAACCCAACTAGACGAGATCCAGATAATCAATGCTACTGACACGATGGTCAGCAAATTATATATGGCTTTCATCTTTACCTCCTAACTCCTTTTCGGGTATCACAACTATTTTCACGCCCAGCTCCTTAGTGATGCGTTTCAAGTTTTCCGCTTTTGGGAAACGTTCGCCTGCTTCGTATTTCCTGATCGTAACTTCGGCTAGTCCACATCTTTCAGCCAGTTCTTTCTGGGTGATTCCACGTGCTTTTCTTGCTATTGCAAGCATCACCCTTATATCTCCTACTTCCATCTTTACACCTCGAATCTCTGTTGACGGTTATATTCGTCAATTCTTAACTTTGTGTTTGTTTTCGGTTCCCAGTTGTCTACATAGTCAATAGCTTCCTCATAGCGTTTGCGAGGGATATTGTTTCGGCTGTTAACTTTAAATCTGTCTTGCAAATCCCTGTTACACTCTGCGAATACAACTTTGCTGATATATGCATATGCTTCTGTGTCCTTGCCACCTAATGCATTTAAAACAGCTTTATTGACGTGCTGTCGCAGTGTTTGCTGTTGCCCATAGTCAATTACCATGTTACTCTCAAGGTTCTTTATGCGGTCTTCGTGGTCGTCTATCATGCCTAACTGAATACGCATCATTTCCTGAGGGGATAACTGTTTCTGGTAGCTTCCTGTCTTTCTGATGGATGGAAGAACTTCTCCGGCTACCCAGTCAGTAAAGCGTTCTGCACTTTCTTTGCGGCTCTGGAAGATTACTTTGTAAAGGTTGAGTTCATTCACAAAGTTTGCATTTTGTCTCCTGCCCACGCTGTCGATGACCATACCAGTAGTAACCCCATCGGGTTTTAACCTTGATTTGACTCTGCTAGGTTGTTCAAGGTCCAATGCGTGGCAAACATCCGCTAAGCAGAAGTACGGTTCGTCATTAATTATCTGAGTCCGAATTGAACCGAACTCATTGTTTTCGAAGATTTGAATATTTTTCATCTAGTCACCATCCTTTCTTATTATGATAAATCACTTTCTTATCATGATAGTTTTAGGATAAAAAAATATCTATTTTTTCCTTTCCTGTCATTTCAAGAAAATCACCTAAATTATTAGCCTCTTCAATGTCGAATATTGTCGCGCCGCGCATTTTTTTTGTAAATGTCTGTGGGCTAACATGAATTGCGGCAGCACATCCTTTATAAGTCTGCCCTTTTTCCGCAATCATTCCTCTTAACTTGGAAAGATTCATCTTGCGCCTCCTTTCGGTTTTCGGTGCTTTGTTTTTCCTTACATGATAGATTATATATCATATTATGAAAGTTGTCAAGCATATTGTGAAAGTTTTTTTTATTTTTGTATTGATTTTCTTTCATAATATGATAGTATATATACGAAAGGAGGTGAATTAAGAAATGAGCGATTTTACAACAAAGGTTGGAAATAACATTAGGTTTTACAGGGAAAAGAAAAGAATGACGCTCAGGGAACTTGGTGGGAAAATAGGAATAACCGAGGCTACTGTGCAGAAGTATGAAGCTGGAAGTATCAAGCGTGTAGATGCCGAAATGATTAAAAAAATTGCTGACGCTTTAAGCATTGCCCCAGCAACGCTTACGGGTTGGGACGAGGAAGACAAGGACGAAACTGAAAACTCTGCCATTTTGAAAGCAACGCAAGAAGCCAACCTTTTGAAAAGATACGGTCAACTTAATGAGGAAAACAAGTTGACCGTCAGCAAATTAATAGATTTTTTAGCTTCGACTCAGGAGTAAAACAGTACTTTGACGTAAACTAAAATCTTTATTAATTTTAATTTAGGGAGAGGTTCTAAGAGAGTAAAAATTTCTTTTAGAATCTCTTCTTTTTTTCTTTCTTCCATAGTATCCCTCCCTCTATATTATAGAACATTAGTTCTCTATTATCAAGTATTTTCTGTTTTTGTTTAATTATATGATATAAAATTTACATTTATGCTTGCTAAAATCATAAATATCCTGTATAATTTTACCCAAATTATTAATATAATAAATAAAAAAGGAGCAGAAAATATGAGCAAAGAAAAAACTAAAGTTTGTAAGTACTGCAAAGAAGAAATTGACGCAAAAGCTAAAGTGTGTCCTCATTGCCAGAAGAAACAGGGCGGCAAGTTGAAATGGGTAGTTATCATTATCATCGTTCTGGCTGTTTTAGGAATGGCAATGGGTGGTGGTGACGATGACAGTTCTTCCACTGATTCTTCAAAGAGTACCACCGCAACAACAGCGGCCAAAAAAGAAACTGCTAAAAAGGAAGAAACAAAAGAGAAAGACAGCGTAAAGGTTGGAGAATCTTTTGAGAATGACGGTTTAAAAGTAACTGCTAAAAAGGCTGAATTTGGATATGATGGTGGAGAGTACTTTACTCCAAAAGATGGATGTGAATATGTAGCTGTAGACTTTACTTGTGAAAATATTGCAGAAAAAGGCGACAAATATGTGTCTGTATCTGATTGCGAATGCTATGCGGACAATTCAGCTTGCGAACAGCAATACATAGGAAACAGTGATTTTGTTAACACTAATTTGTCTCCGGGAAAGAACGTAAGCTTTACGGCATACTACGAAGTACCAAAAGATGCAAAGAAAGTGATTTTAGAATATAGTGCTTCGTTCTGGACAGACAAGAAGATAACTATTAATTTAAAATAATTAGTCCACTAATAGGACAACCAACAAGAGAGAAGAATCAATTCTTCTCTCTTTTCTTTTTTCCTCAAGATAATAAAAAAGCACCTGTCGAAACAAGTGCTTTGCCTTCCAGAATGGAACTATTAATGTTTTTAAGGTACAAAACTAAGCTAACATTTACATCCCAAAATGGAGCTATTAAAAACCTTATCTATATCCTACTCCCCTTTACCGTATTTGTCAATAAGTTCTTTTACTGCATCTATGTTTTCTTGTATAGTATTGTATTCAGAATTACGATGTCCCCCAAATGCATGATAATCATGGTAATAATATCCAATACTAATATATCCGTTTGGCATTTTTATCCTAAACTCATTATTTGACTTAAAAACCATGCCCTCAGGCAAAGTGGCTAAGAATCTATCTAGTTTTCTCCTTTTATTGAATTTTTGCATACCATTTCCCCCTTTCATCCTAATAAATCAGCGTCAATTCTCTTTCGTCACTATGTATAAAATTGTCCGCCTCTTTTAGATTGTCAAATGTTTTTACAACATTCCAATCTTCATCTTCGACACCGATTTTCATTTTAGTAATCTCTTCGATATCTCCAGATTCTACAATTTCGCCATCTTCGTCATAGATTTCTGGCAGAACATAGTATTCTGTAACCAGATAACACCCGCCGTAAGCTGTAATATCTGTCTTATATTTCGCCAAGACTTCTTTTGCTTCTTCTAGTGTATCACAAGATTTTATTAATTCTTCAGAAACACCATCGCAAAAAAATGTACACCCCTGCACTATTTCTGAAATGTCTCTATCCTTAATCTCTCGTGTAGCTTTATATATGTTATACTTTTTCATGCTTTCTTCCTTCCTGCCTTCGTACCTCCGGGGCGGGAATTTAATTACTGAACCTCTATATTAACGATATTAACAAGTGTGCAATCTGCACTTTCTTCCTCCGAATTGTACTCGCTTTCAATTTCAAAAGAAATTGCAAAATGGTCGTCAGAATCAGGAACTTTATAAAAGATATTTTTATCCTTTAAAACATCATCCCACGCGCCCTCATCGTTTATCCAGTCCAGTTCGGAAGGGCACCCGAACTCTGTCATAATTTCGTCTAATTCATAAAATGATACTATATTTCCTACTAATTCTTTTCTTAAAATTCCTAACATGATAATTTCTCCTCGTCTTTCTTTCTCCGGCGGAATTCGCCGCCGGGCGGTAATAATATTTACATCTCCTTACAGTGGCAGGTTACCCAGCAATTTTGTTGTCCGCAAGGTAATCTGTCATGCGGAAAATCCCCTCTATTTTCCGGGCAATTTTCACAATTATATTCATTTTTATAATCGTACATAAACTCTATGTACTTGTTTCTTTCTTCTGCTGTCATATTTTCCTTCTTTCTCCGGCGGTTCCGCCGCCGGGCGGGTATTTATTATAACACTTCTAATTTATCGGCAACTGTCCAGAGGATTTTTTTAATTAAACTTCCTCCTGGATTCTTACAAAACCAGTCTTCTTTTTTACAGTCGTAATACAATTTAGCTCCAAATCCCCAGTCAACAAGGTTTAATGCTTGACGCTGTGCAAAGCTTTTATATTCATCTGTGCAGATGCCATTAATGATTCTTCCACGTCCCATTGCTGCTGGCGTATTAGTTTCTTCGACTTCCAAATATTTCTGAAAGTCATTAATATAGATACGTTTCATATCGCCCTTCTCCCACACCTTATAGCCAAGGCGGATAAGCTTTTCCTCCATTGTTTCTCCCATGTTCTTTGCTTCCTTCCATGCTAATTTCAATCCTTCGGAGATGCAAAGACCTGCCTTTTTAACTAACTCCCATGCTCTTTTCATAATGTTTGATAAATTGTATTTTTTCATTTCTTTGTATCTCCTCTCTTGATTTACTCACATTATACACGATAGTGACTATTATGTCAAGAGAAAAATACACGAAAATATATTATTTTTTTCTTGATATTTATTTCAAAATAATGTACTATATATTTATAACGATTAAAGGAGGCTTTTTAAATGGAAACACGAGCAAGAAAAAGAAGTAACATATATAAAGGTAGCATCTCATATAGTAATTTATGGGACACACTAGAACGTAGAGGGCTAAAACGTTCTAACCTATTAGATAAGGAAAGTTTTAATCTTTCCCCGGCACTGGTCAACAAGCTGCGGCACGACAGGAACGTGAATATAGATACAATTATGTATTTGTGCGAGAAATTGGACTGCCAGGTGTGCGACATCGTAGAATATAAAAAATAATATATTTTCGTGTATTTTTTTCTTGACATAATAGTCATTATCATGTACAATATGATTAAATCAAGAGAGGAGATATAGAGAGGTGAAAAAATTATGAGTTTTTCAGATAGATTAAGACAAGCGCGAAAAAGGCAGGGGTTAACGCAAGAAGAGCTTGGTAAAAAAAGCGGACTTTCGACATATACCATTCAACGCTATGAATACGGGAAATTAAATCCGAAGAAAGATACAGTAGCCAAACTTGCTGCCGCTTTAAATCTTGGATATAATTACACAAAAAGCGGCGAGCCATACTTTTACACTTTCGCTGATACCGTACCAAGTCGAGAATATGAAGGTGTCGAAGATTTTAACCAAGAACAGTGCCGAAATGCAATAGAAAAAGCATTAGAAGATGTAACTTTGTCAATGATAGGAGAAAAAATCAAAACTGTGCGCCTACAAAAGGGAGTTTCACAGGCGGCACTTGCTAAATGTCTAGGTGTTTCAGCTGCCATGATTTACCAGTACGAAGTCGGAAAAAAGAAGCCAAAGGTAGAGACCTTATCAAAAATCGCAGGCGCTCTAGGTGTCGATTTAAAAGTTTTTTATGACGATTTGCCGCAAAAAGCTATAGAATTAAAAAGATACGAAAACATAGCATTGGTTAACGAATTTGAAAATGCTTGTTTTCGCTTGGTTAACTTTCCGGATAGTGAAGAAATAACCGAGAAATACGAAAAGCTTAGAAAAAAGCTAATAGACAGGCTTAGTTGTATGTAGATAGCAGCACCCGCCCCGGAGGTACGAAGGCAGGAAGGGAAATAAATGAAAAGAGCCGCTTTATACGTGCGAGTAAGCACGCAAGAGCAGAAGAACAGTGGATTGTCCGTTGATTCGCAGATAGATGCGCTTGAAAAATATTGTGAAGAGCAAGGATATACGGTTGCTGGTATTTATAACGATGCCGGCATATCTGCACGTAAAAAATACACAAAACGCCCTGCCCTTTTGCAGTTACTTGAGGATTGCAAGAAACACGAGATTGATATAATACTCTTCACACGCCTTGACAGGTGGTTTAGAGCTGTTGCAGGGTATTATGAGGTACAAAGTGTCCTTGATGCGTGTAAAGTGCCTTGGAGGGCTATCTGGGAGGATTATGAGACGGAGACAAGTCAGGGAATATTTAAAGTAAATATTATGCTGTCCGTAGCGCAGGCGGAGGCAGACAGGGACAGTGAGAAAATACGGTCTGTTATGGAATTCAAACGGAACAACAAGGAATATATTGGCGGAAAAGTGCCGGTAGGTTATCGCATAGAAGGGAAAAAGATTGTAAAAGACGAAAAGACGCGAGGAATAATTGAGGATATGTTTGAGCACTATTTCCAGACATTCTCAAAAGCAGGAACCGCCGACTATATTTTAAGTAAATACCCTGATTTTGTAAGAACCAGAACGAGGTTGGTTAAGATTATGTCTAGCCCAGCTTATCGCGGCGAAATGTATGGAGTAAAAAACTACTGTGAACCGTACATCACAGAGGAGCAAGCGCAAAAAATCAACGAAGTATCCAGCCAAAAAACTTGGACAGATTGCAGGAGGCGTATTTACATTTTCTCCGGCTTGATGAAATGCCCGATTTGCGGTTGCAGGCTTTCCGGGTGTGCAATAGGCAAAAAAGGAAAAAAGTACAAAGTATATCACTGCCCCCACTCTGTCGCACAAAAGCACAAGACCTACACGCGATCAGAAAAAAAATTAGAAACATATATGCTCAATCACATCGAAGAAAAAATACAGTTAGATGTATTAAGGGTAGAAGGTCGTGTGAAGGCAGGCGGAAACGATGCGGAAAAGAGAAAGAAAAAATTATCCAGCGAGTTGGGAAGAATTAATAAAATGTTTGAAAAAGGTAGGATAACAGAAGAATACTATGACGAAAGATATGAGGCTATATCAAAGGAATTAAAAGAACTATCCCAGACCGCCGCAACGGAAGAACTAGAAACTAAGAAAAAAATACAAAGCAGATTTCCTGACGGTTGGAAAGATATGTATATGCAGTTAGGTGAACAAGACAAGCAGGTGTTTTGGAAAAGCATTGTAAAAGAAATAAAAATATCCCCCGACACTTACGTGGAGGATATTATATTTTTTTAGTTTTTGTTATACAGTAACTAGCCGAAACCACCGGGTTAAGGTCAGTTACCGTATAACAAAACATGATAGAAATAAAGGAGAAGTAATTATATTATACAAGAAGAAAGAGGACGTTTCAAGCGCCCTCTTTTATTTTTCGCAAAACTGACCGATATTCTCGCGGATACATTGCTTCTATGGCTTTCATGTGTTCGTCAAGCACGCGTAATAAGTGCTCAAAGTCTGCGTTTCGGGCGATTTCTTTAAATTCAGAATCTGGCTCGGAACTATAAGAGTAGTATGATGCGTTGGAAGATAGTTGGTTTGGTTGTTGATTGCTCATTAAATTGTTGCGTACATTGTATAAAATCGAAAGCCGTTCGCAAGTGGCGTAGGTTGTTTTTCCTGCCTCTAATGCCGCAATTTCGGCATTAATTTCGTCCATATTAATCATTGCGGCACCCCTTTCTCTTATCGGTCTAATTCTGCTAATGCTCTGCCTAATGCCGCCTGTTCTGCACTAGACAGATTGCCGTCATGCATCATGTCTTTAATAGTCTCTTTTACCTGCATTTTTGCATCGTTGTAAGAGTAATGACCCCTCACATAATGCTGACCTCTACGAGCGTTGCTGTAGTCGCCGTAGTCCATGTCGGGATAACGCCCACGGCTATATCTTCCCGATGCGTTCCAGTCGCCGCCACGGCTGTACTCATCATCGCTCTCTAAGTACATAATTTTGTCGATGTTTTTAATTGTATCCGTCAGTTTATGGACTGCTTCCAAATCCCCGGCGCTCATATCGCCTTTGTTCGAAATCTCGTCCAGTTCTCTGCACATCATCTTTTTTAATTTGTGTAATGATTCCATTTTTCGCCCTCCTTTACGCTACTCTCTCGGCGATTAAATTGCTATTGGCTATATTAATTGCCTGCGTAGATGTATTTTCGACTGCGATTGTTATGCAACATCCGCGTGGCACGTCAATAAATGCCGCCGCAAATACATTAAAATATTCGCCTACAGCCGCAGGCGTTACGATTGCTGTCGCACTATTTAATGGTTCTCCGGCGATTGCCAGGGCAATAGAAATAGGTGTCACAGTTCCACCGGCGGGTATGGCGATATTAGCCCCAAAGCTGACCTTATAGCGCGCCCTGCACTGGTTTGTAAGGCCTCTAAGGGTCACAATTCCTGCCCCCTCCCGGTGTGTAATACAGCTACCGCACTTTACGGCTGTCTCTGTGAGCGGTAAATTCTGCCCCGCTGCCACGGTTACGATATTGCTATTAGTAAATTCTGCCACGTTATCACTCCTTTTTTAATAATAAACGGCGGAACGATTGCCCCGCCGCTATAAGCATCATCGGCACAAGCCGAACAATCCCGTCAACGCAGGAAGCTGCTAATTATAAAATTTTAGCATCCGCAACCGGTATTGCATCCGCAGTTACCGTACTGGTAAGGCGCGGAAACCGGAAAAGCTGGCACTGGTCTAGGGTTGTAATAAGTAAACTGACCCTGCATGTATGCCTTTAAGGTTTCGTTCTGTGACGCCTGAGAAGCCGCTAACTGTGCCGCAAATAACTGCTGATTCTGCTCGGCAATCTTAGCGTCCTTAGCTTCGATTCTCTGTGCTGTGAGGGCATCAAGGATGGCTCTAGCGTTGTTGTTCTGGTTGTCAATGATGTCTCTTGTGTTGTTTGCGTTGTTGAAATTTGTCTGGCAGAAGCCGTTTGTAACTTCCTGCTGGATTGCATTGGTATTCATCGCCATATTGTAGTTAACGCCTGCAATAGCCTGCTTGTTGTCACAGCAGCACTGTGCTAACTGTGCCTGCAAAGCGTTGAAGCTCTGCATATCTGCAATCTGTCCCTGCTGGATTGCATTTCGTGTATCATAGCCGTTCTGCTGGATTGTGCTATTTGTTCCTGCAAATCCGTTGAGCAGAGAGGTATTCATCGCATAAAATCCGTCACAAATACCACTGTTGATGGCATCACCCTTGCGCTCAAGGGAGGAAATACCGCTATCAATCTGGCGCTGTAAGGTTGCAAAGTCTGAAGCTAATACATAGTTATCTACCGCGCCTCCGCCGCCGTTATTCCATCCATTTCCGTTTCCCCATCCGCAGAAGATGAAAAGGAAAAGAATGATAATCCACCAAGCACCGTTACCCTCGCCAAATGCGCCGTTATTGTTGCCTGTGACTGCCGCCAAATCTGCCGGGCTCATTCCGTCTGTTGTTAATCCCATGAAATCACTCCTTTTTATTTATTTAAAACCCTTTAAAAGGTTTTGAAACTGTGTTGCCATACCCTGCAACTGGTTATACTGTTGCTGGCTCATTTGTCCGCTATTTAGCAGGTTTTGCACTTCCTGCTTCGGGTCCCCCTGAAACTGCTGTCTGAACTGTTGAAACTGCTGTATCATCTGCATTGGATTGAGATTCATTCAATACCCTCCTTCTTAACGTCTCCATTTGCCTTTCTAAGGCATTTAAGCGTTCCTCGTAGTTAATTGGTTGGCTAGACTGTGAAAGCTCCGCTGTGGGCGAATCTGTGCCTTTTCGCTTATATTCAAACACCTCTAAAAACGGTCTGCCCGTCTGGTCCGCTCTTTTTTCATAAAAAATCGGTGCTTGGCTGTCCCACAAACGGACAAAAGAATTTGGTGCTACTAAATACGCCTCCGCCGCGCCCTGTCCTTGCACCCAAATCCGCTCATCAGGATTAGATTGCTGTTGCATTTGTTGAGGCGGCGCCTGCTGTTGTTTTAGTCGATTGAGCTGGTCAAGATAATCCGGTTGTGGATATTGCGGATACTGTGGATATTGTTGTGGATATTGTGGATAACCGAACATTTATTTTCCTCCTTCCCTCCAGTAATATATTGGTGTCATTGCTCCACTGTCCCACGTGTCGTAGTAATTACCGTCAATTACCGCTATAACGTGCCCCGACAGTGCTAATATATAAGCCCCTTCCGGGTGGTTGTTTGCAAATTCTGAGACGGTACAAGTCATGTATTCGTCTGGGATTATATAACGGCTAAATCCATTGTCTTTGAGGTATGCGCCCCACACCGCATTAGCCGAAGGCATATCCGACAACATTAAGCCGTACAGGGCAAGCTGTATATATGTTTCTTCCCACGTCTGCCCCATAGCCTTTGAGATAGCGCGCACGGTGCAATCTCCCACTTTTGCCGCCGCTGGGTTTGGATTCCAATATTGATACATCTCTCCGCCCTCCTTATAGTTTTATTATCGCAAAAAAATAAGCGTGTCACCACGAAGGCAACGCGCTTATTTCTCACATGATTTTTAGTTATCTTTAGTTTTTTAAAGGCTGTTTATGTACGGGATTGTGCCGGGAACTAACAAAATTTTTTCGACGGCGCAACTCCACAGCCCCTGTAATCCTCTCGTGCTTATATCCATTTTCTCGGCGGCTTGCTCCTGCGTTAATCCGTCAAAAAGCAAGTACTGTACAGTTTCGCGTTCCCGCAAGGTTAAACGGGCACACGACAAGGCGTAATCAATAAATTGTTTATCGCCTAATTTCCAGAGTTTTTTTATCAAACTTCTGTTCACTGTATCACCTCAAACACGCAAAAATTACGTAAATTTATTTCATTTTGTCCAGTCCTAAAATTGCTCTAACCTTGTCCGGCAATAAATCCGGGTTGATTTTGCCGATATTCTCCACAATAGAACCAAGTTCCATTAAAATGATGTATACACACACACCTGCGGCAATAGGTACCTGGAAGCCTAGGTCTACATATTTCTGAGCGTAATCAATAAGGTACGCAAGCACTACAAGCATGATAGAGCCAAATTTGTGGTACAATCCTTTCCTCATTTCTGAGGATTTCCACTCGTGGTTAGCGCAGGCAGCTACTCCACCGCTAACCAAATCAAAAACTACAAAAATACAAGTTATTAAGGGTAACATAATATCTACCATCTCCATTCCTCCTTAAAAATTATTTTTCTTTTGTTTTTATAAATTAATTAAAGCTTCTTTTAGTTAATTACTTACCCTCTGGATATTCCTCTTTATATAGCATTTCATATTCTTCTACAGGAAGTTTTCCTTTTTTCACATACTCAATACCATATTCTCTTACTTTATCCTGATATTTCTCAGGAATTGCATCATATGTAATAGTTCCTACAATCAATCTGTTAAAATATACTTTTGCCATCATTTTATTTCTCCTTTTCTTATTCAGCATTTCCAAGTGTTTCAAGCAGTTCGCAGACAGCAATCTCAAGGTCATTGATACGTTCTTCATTGCTTACCACCGTTTCTTTTTTCTCAAAGTCTGATTCAGCCAGACTAAGTTTCTCCATCATTTTTTTCTGCGCTTCAGTCATTTTGCCACCTCCGCTAAAGATATTACATATTCCTCAGAGCTTGGTACAGGGATTCTGTAATCATCACCGTGACTGTTTCTAAATGTCAGTGTACCGCCTACTTCTACTTCGATTGGTTCTTGGAAGGTATTGTCTATGATGTCGGAAATGTCAGTTATCCGTTCCTCATTGAGTTCGTAATATATGGTTTCATTGTTTTGCTGAAAGTAATCCTTAACTTCATTTTCATTAGCAAATTTAGATTCTGAATCCGTAAATACAAATCCATTACTTTCTTGTCTAAAGATTATACCTCCCCATTTCTGAGTATATATATTAGCCACTTTAAAGTTAACACAAATAGCGTTTTTTGTTGATGGTCTAGGTTTTTCAAAATCCGTAACTGTCATTACCCAGTACTTATTTTCTTTAAAAATGATTTCAGAACCATCAATGGTATATTTGCCAACTCTCTGGATATACTTTTTATTCTCCCAATTCACTTCATTTCTCGCATCCCCAGCTGACCAACCGTAACCAGGAAGATTAAGAATGGCTTGTGGAATTGGATAGGATGTTTCTTGATTTTTGGTGTCTAAATATACAACCTCATTCACAGGTGCGCCCATCAGTTCTCCTACACCATCTGAAATCATCTGATTCCAGACAATCGTCTTACCGCCAATACTTTTAATGCTTACCATCTTTGCACCACTCGGAACAGTTTTCTGATATGCTTCTGTATCATCTGTCTGAAATTCATAGCTGATACCCTGATTGAGTTTCCAGAGAGCATCGAGCTTTCTGTCAGTTTGTGCAAGGGATGTTTTATCGGCTTTAGATGCCAAGTCTTCCTTTATCAAACTAATTTCTTTTTTTAACGGGCCAAGGTCTTCTGTTGTTTTCCCATGTTTTGAGAGTATATACGCCTCATCTCCCGTTAAGCCACTTTTTCTCATGTCCTACACCTCCCTAAAGTAAAAACCACTTGCTATCAGGTGCATAAAAGCCATATAATTCCCCCGTGTCTACGCATAACGCCGTCGAACCACTTGCAACATAATGAGGTAATTTGTCTACTTCAGAAGACTTCCCCCAGTAATACCGCTTACTTCCGTCCGTATCTATGCAATCCCAGCTGCCTAAATCGTGTATAACATCTCCTTTGCGGTATGTCTGTCCATCAATAATTATTGTTCCACTAGCTATCATGCTTTCGCCTCCTTATGCATAAATTGTATCAGATATCCTCTGCATCTTCGTAATCTGGAAGTGTTTTGAGATACTTATAAGCATCTTCAATAGTCATATTCTCTTCATACTCTTTCTCATATGTAACAGCGGCTCTGTACGGTCTGTCACCGTTGCTTTCCATAGCTCTACCAATCTCATCTACATAAGATACTACAGCTATTGAATCATGACTGTTGATTGTAGACTGAATATATAATATTCTGTGATAATTAGTAACTACGCCGTCGCTTTGACGAATTTCTTTTTTTAAAGCCAATTTTATTCCTCCTATGAGAATGTTATTTTAATATTAGCATAGATGCCGCAAGGACTATTGTTTATAACATCTGTAGTATTTGACATTGTTGCAAATACATGGATGCAGCCTCCACTAAGCGTTGAGTGTACAGTATATTTGCTAGGTTTGACATATTTTGTTGACGAGCCACCATACAAATACTTATTATTTTGTCGGACCATAAGCCCTTCCACACTTGTTACTGTTACCGTTGGGTTCCCAACTATTGGTTTTGATAATGGAATTATAAAAATGACATCCTTGCCGGAACTCGTAATATATCCAGCAGTACCAAAAGTTGCACTGATCGAATCGCCAGCGCAAAAATATGGTCTCCAAGTCCCTAAATAAGTAGATAAATATATTCTCCCTGCATCCAACTTTATTACGTCTGAAGACACAATCTTTGTATTAGAGTTATCAGCATATATCCCATTTCCAATGCTTTCGTACAAATCAGTATAGGACGTTCCGCTTTTTACAGATAACGAGAGACCCATATTATCTTTTGCACTATCATAATATAATTCAAGTGCAGCCTTACCACCGGCATTAGTATTACTCGCATCTTTTGTTTGCTGTGTCGAAACAACAATGTTGTTTTGTGACTTTACAACAGAACCAGTACCACTATAAACAGGGTCTCCATCTTCATTCACTACCTTAATATCTGTAATTCCAAATCGTACAATTTCGCTGTTATTGTTGCGCACACACATTCCATTTGCGTCAAGTAACGCGTTCTGTCCAAGCGTATTTCCTCGCATGTCACCGACAACTAATCCAAGTCCTTCGATATATTTCATGAAGTTAGTTGCAACTTTAGCAGCCTCTACTATCTTGTCTTCCTGACTGCTAAAGTTTTCCTCAGTAACATCTTTAAAGTTCTCGTAGGATTTCTTTACCTTAGTAGCTGTCTTATTCGCTTTAATTGCAACAGAGTCATCTGTAGGTGGTGCTGTAATGTTTCCTGTTAACCATGCTTTTCCGCCGCTGACACGGATTTTTACTGTGTCACCTGTCTTACAATTAATCGCCATCTGTGCGGGGGTTTCATCTGCTCCACCGTCAATGTGGACATATGCCGTTTTTTCGTCAACGCGAAGGACTTTTGCAACCGTGTCGTAAGGCTTTGTTTTGCTTTCTTTCATTGCCGAGGCAATCTCTTTTATGAAATCATTCAATGCTCTCTACCTCTTCCTTTGTCCGGCATCCGTGTTCAAGCGACAAGGTTTGTGATATTATTCTGAATTTTCCAGTAAGGCCATGTCTCGGATAATTTAGAAAGACCACATCGCCTAAAAGAACGTCCTCGAAAAATCGCCGGCTATACTGTATCGTTCTGGCAGGATTCTGCAATTCTTTTAGTTTTCTAACGGCATAAGCCGCTATGTTTTCCCCGGAAGATAATTCAACGCCTGTTTCCGATTTCCACACTTCCCTGCCCCGGCTGACGGTTGATAAATAACTGTCCGGGCTGTCGTCCCGCGCGATGGCTGCGCCGTAATCGTCATGTATTGCCATAAAACAGTTCGGTGTGTCGTACCAATTAAATGTGTCTGTTACATCGCACTCTATGATGTCGTTTGCGTTAATCCCCACTGTAAGACTGCTATTATTATCATTTGCGCAGATAACAATGCTTCCATCGCCAAGTATTCGTATCCGCCAACCAATAGCATCTAAAATATGCAGCGCCATTGTGAGCCTTGTTTCCCCATCTTCCGCAACGATATTATCTGTAGTTATCGGCGATGTTCCTTCGACATACACAGGGGCGGGGATGCAATCATTAAGCAGATTTTTAATCTGTTTTGCTCCGCTACCGGCTGGTGCATAATAGCCACGCGGCAGGATTACATCATCTGCCGGCTTGAGAACGGAATAACAGTCAATATTGTAAGTTTCTCTCACACCATCAAGCTTTCTTTCTGGGAAGGCGGTCAGGCCAGTAAATAGCGCTACTTTTGCTCCCGACCCTCCCTGTTTGGCTTGTAGGTAAATGCGGACCCAACACTCATTGTCTGTTATCTTTTCTGTCATTGTGACGGAGGCAGATTCCCTTAAATCTGACGTGCTGTCCCGGTCAATACTGCCCTCAGTAAATTCAAATTCTTGACGGTCTGTCCACGTCTTAGGGTCAACTGTTGTTAAAATATATCTTGCTGAAAATCCTTTGCTCCAATCCATCACGCCACCTCATTAGGATGCTCTGCGTTCCACTGTTCTTCCGTCACAGCATCCAGTTCTTCCGAATCCACTTTTTTTATCGTTAATGAGAAATCTGTCCTCATTTTATTATCGTGGTCTTTTTTCTCCGACACCTGTATATCGCAGGAAAACGATGAACCATCTGGTGTCCTAACGTGGCATATTCCGGGATACGTTGCGAGCCGCCTCATTTGCTCAATCATCGTTGGTTCTGTTAGTGAGATACTTACTGCATCAATTTTTAAATCACGAGTGACTGCTGGGTTCCAATCGCCTTGCACAGAGCCCCCAAGGTATACCGTCCTCTCAAAATCTTTATCCCACGAATTATCACAGTCAATGTTATACTGGATTTCGATAGATTCACCGTCAAAATCAATGATTGCCTTTTTATATTCGATGGAAAAATCGCTATATAACCATGCAAACGAACTATCTGACGTTATATAGTCACCGTTGGCGGTTTTATTTACAACCAGTATGCCGCCGTACTCATTTAACGCCGGGTATGGGTCAACATATTTCTGTCCATAAACCCCATTTTCCAGAATCAATTCTGCTCTGTCTACGCTCATCCGGTACAAGTCGAATGTATCCCCATCGGCATATGTAGTTGGTTTAGCAACAACAATGCTCGCTGTTTTGTTGTCTGCAATCGTATTTACAGCGGCCGTTGGTACTTCCGGCTGGTGTTTCCACCGCACAACAAACGGTATCTTTTTTTCTGCCACATGGTCATAAATATCTGTAAATGCAATCTGTATGCTGTACCTTGCACCGTCATCCATCTGCCCGATCAGGTCGCTCAAGTCAATAGCGTAGCTGTCTGTTTCGCTACCAGTAAAACTAGCAATAATTTCATTGGAAAAATGTTGTTCCTTTAATCCGTCCGGGCGGAGAATATAATAGTCCTCGTCCCTGACAATCGTCACTTTTGCTGTGCCAGAAGAATTCCCGAAGGAAGGGACTATTGTTAGCGGTAGCTGCTCTAAATAGTTTGTTGTGCCTTCCGATGATTCTGGTACTGCCTGGTCGCTCGTTTCCGTGGTAACATCGCCAGAATTATATGCAGTTGATTCCGAAACAAGATTTGTTGTCACGCTGTTTATCGCAGGTTTTGCAACAATTTCAACAGCCACAGAATCTGACCATGCCCCTTCCTTGCCTCCCTGTGCTGTAACCATTGCTTTTAAATAATGGATTTCTCCTACATTCCATAGATTGCTCAAAAGGCCACTTGCAGTATAGATTTTATTAATGTTTTCAATAGTTTCCGATAATGTCTCCATGCCGGAAGACATCATTAAAACAACGACGTTTCCATCTTTGCCTTTAACTGGCTCATCGTTAACCGCTTCCGCTATTTTTATGCTCGCTTTGCTGTTTCCGGTATAGCCGACACTACAAATAACTGTGTCGTCCATACTAAGATAGTTTTCTGTTGTTGCTAATGTAGGTGTTGTTGGTGTCTCGCTCAGTGATACGGAAACCGTATCAGACCAAGGAGATAGCACTTCTTCGTCCCCGGACGTATCTCGCAATCTTACGCGGAAATAATATGTTTTTGCCGATTCCAGGGACCCGATGTGCCACGTTGTTTCCCTGTCCTCCACGTCATAAGTAGTTGGGGCTTCCGTACTAATCCATGCGTCCTCGTGGTCTGCCCACGCAACGGTAGCCGCATCCGCATTTTTCCACGACCAATCCCATGTTAGTTCCACGGTATCAGATGCCACCGCCATTGCAGTTATATTTTTCGGCGGAACCGCAATTTTTCTTGTCTCTGAGTAAATCCACCCTGACTGCATGAGGGGGCTAAGTTTGTAGGTAATGCCAGGCGCTCCATTCTGAGGCGTAGAAGTTCCGGTAAAATTCTTGAGGGCAATCTGGTATTCAGCGCCGCCGGAAACGTCCGGACACGTAACCGTGATCGTCCCCTCTTTGTCGGTGATTGCAATAATACCTTTTTCTTCATTGTCTATTTTCATCCAGACGGCTGTTTTAGCGTCAGGCACTTCCGTGTTGCGCTCAATGCTGTTAATTGTCAGTGTTGTTCCTGTCGCTGATACCGTATCAAATGACGGGGATTTTAGGGCTCCTCGTGCCGCTACTCGTGGCTCAGAATACGCATATTTTTTATCGTGCGTACTTTGCACCCTTGTCCACATAATCTGGTCTTCCGCTATGCCGTCGTCTGTATTAAAATCTGCCGATACCGTGTAGTCATGGTATGCAACGGTTACTCCTGTGCTCCATGAGGTGCCGGTATACCTCTCTCCGCTTTCCGGCGTGTCTATGGCATATTGTAGCTCCATGGAATCCACAGGGCGGTCTTGTGGCGATGCCTGCACCCAGTTTGCCCATACATACCGGCTAGAGGAACCTATCTCTTTGCTCCCTGTGTTCTGTATGTTTGGACGTTCCGGGATGCTGTAATAATGGTACGCATAACCCCAACCGGAATCTCCGGCACATCCTCTCGACTTTACCCTTACAATGCGGCAGAATGTCATACTCTGTGTTGGGGAACCATCCTCTGTTATTTCCCATGTACCAGAAGCCCCTGTATAAGCCGAATTGGCAAAGCGAGCGTTCGCAATGGCGCCCTTATAGTTTGTCATTAACGCGGTCTGTACCTGTGTTTTTGCGAAATGTCTCGCATCATTCGCCTCGTATGATGTGCTCCAAGTAAAGGCACCTTTATTTGCGCCAGTATCATCAAGAGAATAAGAAACGGAAGGGGCATTTGGTGCATAAATGGTAAATGTCTTTGTGGAATGTGCGGCTGTATAGGTATGCTTTTTATCACTTTTTGTTTTGCCCTTTACCTTAAACTCTATCGCATTTAATAATTTTGATGAGACAGGATAATAATTTTTTGCATCAAGTGCTACTGTTTTTTTGGTTGCTGATTTTCCCACATCTATTTTCTTCCACTTTGTCCAATCCCATTTGGATGCACCGGCGTTTTTTGTATGTAGACGATACCACAGCCACTGTCCATCCTCATATTTTTTCGCCGGTATTTTCCAAGATATTGTAAATTTCAGATTGTCTCTCGATATAGACAGACCACTGGGAGCAGCAGACTTTTTCTTTGCCATTATGCCATTTTCACCTGCCTTCTAAGCTCACTTGCCATTCTTCTTCCCCATTCTTCCGGGTTATCTGCACCGTTTACAGTTACATTAATAGTTACATCGTTTTTCGTTCCCTGTGTTGCCTCTTTGATATCGTTCATCAGTCTGCTACGACCGTACAGCATCTCGTCTCCTGCTTCTCCTGCTCCAAACAAGGTGGCATCAGAAAATACATATGGGCTTTCCATGGCTTTTTTATACCAGCTAATGTGGAATGATGGCAGGGAACCCTTTCCCCCAATACCGAACGGAGCTTTTCCGCCGGAAACACTCAGGTGCGGTAGGTTTAGGTGTGGAAGAGACCAGCTAAACTTTAAGGCGCTCTTAAACCGTCCAGGGAAGCTTTTTACAAGGGATACTGCCTTAGTAAAGATACTTTTAACAGCCGATGGTATCTTAGTAAATGCTCCTTTTACAGCCGATAAAATACCATTTCCCTTAAATGCTCCCTTGAATCCGTTTACAGCATTTTTAGCGGCACCCTTTAAAAGAGAAGGGAGATTTTTGACCCCTTTTATTATGCCGGTAACAATGTTTTTACCAAGCGAAAACCAGTTAAACGCTGTAAATACGCTTACGATTGCTGTGATAATCTTCGGTAAATTAGCAATTAATAACGGAATCGCACGAACTAAGCCAATCGCTAAATTTGTTATGATTGTTACTCCTGTTGCAAGGATTTTTGGCGCATTATCGTTAATAATGCCAGCCAAATTCGTTATGATTGTAGGTACATATGCAATCAATACAGGAATAGAATTAATCAGCCCTTGAGCAATATTCTGGATAAGTGTCAGGCCTGCATTTATCAATTTGCCTGCGTTGCTCCTCAATGACTCTGTAAATTGTGTCAGCATCGGCAACGCCTGCCCCAAAAAGGTCGGGATGCCCTGAGTCATGCCGTTAGCGATAGTCGTCAGCAAATTAACTCCGACCGATGTAAATACATTTAGCCCTGTGGAAATCGTAGAGGCAAGATTATTTAACAGTTGGCTGACAGCAGTTGTAATACTGCCAGAATTTTGAGTAACGCTTGAAATTAAACCGTTTATGAGGTCGCCGCCGATTTTTGTCAGCCCCGGCAACTGGCCGCTAAAATTAATCGCATCTTGCGCCAGTTTGGAAAGGGCGCCGCTTATGCCGCCAGATTCCATCGCCTCAGCTAATCCACTAACCTCGCTTGTTATACCTTTGATGGCACCACGGATAGTACCCGAAAAGGTATTATAAAAAGCAAGTTGCAGGCCTTCTGTGGCGCTAGATAGCAAGGTTATGTCGCCCTGCAAATTATCTAACTGCGTAGCCGCCTGTTGTGCTGCGGAGCCGGAAGAATCCTGTATTCCTTTCCAAAATTTTTGCACAGTCGCATCACTCGATGCGGTCATTTTATTAAACGCCTGTAAGCCTTGCGTTGTAAAAATCGTTGCAAGAGCATTGTTTTTTTGTTCCGCTGTCATACCCTGCAAAGAGCCATTAAGCTCGTCTACGAGGTCGTTAAAATCTTTTGCCTCGCCGTTTGACTTATAGGCGGATACACCTAACTGATCTAAAGCTTTTGATGCATCATCAGTCGGAGTATATAAGTCCGCCATTGCCCTATTTAATGCCGTAGATGCCTCGGAGCCTGTCACGTTCTGCTCTGCCAAGCGAAGTAAGGAAAGCGTGACACTGTCCGCCGCTTGACCGTAGTTTTTCGCTGTGGCAGCAGAACCGGAAAAAGCCTCTCCAAGGCCTCTTACGTCCGTATTAGCAAGAGTAGCACCCTTTGCCATCAAATCGGCATAGTAAGATGCGTTACTCATCGAGTCACCAAAGCCTTTTACAGCTCCGGAAGTATATGATGCCGATTCTTCCAGACTCATAGCACCGGCAGAGGCAAGGTTAAGTACCGTTCCGATACCGCTAATCTGCTCATCCGCCGACAAGCCAGCCTGAGCAAGGATATTCATTCCTTCCGCCGCTTCCGTTGCGGTGTACTTTGTTGTGCGCCCCATTTCCTCAGCCTTGGCTTTGACGTTCCCTATTTTGTCTACGGTTGTTCCCATGGTAGCTGCTACCTGAGACATTGCAGTATCAAAATTCATTCCGGCATCTATTGATGTTTTTGTAAATGCAACGGCGGCAGCAGAGCCGGCCACCATAGCTGTTTTAGCTACTTTCCCGACCGCTTTAAATGCCCCGCCAATTTTTGATGTGGACGAGCTGGCGTTACCTTCTGCGTCTTTCAGCCCCTGCTTATATGCGGTGTCTTTGATTGCCAGAGTGACAAACAATTCCATCACATTCAATCACTCGTCACCACCAATCCGGCTTTTTTAATGACGTCCGCGGCTATTTCTTCGCCAGTCTTTGTTACTGTTTGCTTTTTATCGCTATTAATTAAATCAAAAAATGATACATAGAGATATTTCCCACCGAACGCCTGCGAAATGCTTTCGGTTACATATTTCAGCCCATCGGCCATATATCGTTTGTAAATTAATTCCTCTGTATCGTCTAAAATCTTAGCCTTGACATACAGTAAGAATCCCTTTACGCTTCTTCCTCTGTATTCTCCTGCGCATCGCCAGAGGGTTCTTCTGTTGCGCCTGTTGGCACTGAGAAAAAAAGCTGACGTACCTCCGGCTCATTGACGAGGTCGACCATGCCCTTGATAACATCCATTAATTTGTGCTTTTTCTTGTATTCCTCGACTGTCTGTAATTCAAACGCCGCTAAGATTCCGATTACATCATCTTTGTGTGTTTTTAACAGTCTAGGGGCTGTTTTGGCGCCCCTAGCAAAGACTTTGATGTATTTCTCACCTTCCCGCGGCACAAGTTCCTGACACAGCTTAAGCGCGTCATCATCATCTGCAATGTTGCCGATGCATTCGAGAGAATTTGCGATTGCTTCTAAACCCTGTTCTGCTGTTAAATCTGATAATCTCATGCTTTACCTCCTACGCCGCTTCGCCTGTTTTGATGTAGACTTCGTACGGTACTGTCTCTGCGTTCTTAATGCTGTAATGTCCTGTGTATTCGAAATCAAAATTTCCTTTAGATTTATCATCTGATTTAATCTTAAATCCACCTGTTGAGAGGGCGTTCATAATTTTGATTGCGATAAATCCGGCGGAATCCCCGGAATTTTCGTCCGAATAGTCGCCAATCCACCAAATATCCTTAAAATCTTCTGCCTTTAAATCTGCCCTTGGTGTTACTTTGTTTCCCGCTACGTCTGCCGCCGCCATAAAACTTTTAGCCTGTGCGGTATCCATTGTAACGGCTGTGCCTGATAATTTTACTTCGATAGATTCGATTTCCTTGAGTTCCATCGTGTTTTTAGGCATATTATCGATGTCTTCCCCGAAATCCGTAAAGGATGGCTCCGCGCTAAAGCTACAACCGCCGCTGGTTGCCATGAGGATGTTAGTTGCTGTTATGGCGCCCGTTTCTGGTTCAAAAGCTGATACAATAATACCGGCGTTAATCTGTATTTTTTTAAAAAGGTCAGAAGGTACCTGCGTATACTTCATTTGCTCACCTCGTTAAATAGTTATAAATTGCATAGTTATTACTGTGTATCTGCGTACTATTGACGAGTCAGCCTCATCGACTAAAGGAGTCCAGGGCTGGTCTTGCGACAGAAAAATGATTCCATCATCGCACTTGACCGTGGTTCCTCCTTGCAATCTGTCGCTGATTTCTTTTGCCTTTTTGTTCGGAATTGCCTCTGATTCTGTGTGGTACCATACGTTTACAGTGCTGGCGGCGGCTGTGCCCGTCCACCAGTTGGCTGTAATTGGTTCGTATGTGATAAAAGGAAATGTTGTGTCCTCCGGCACTCTGTTAGACGGATATGCAGTTATGCCGAAGGATGACCAAAATTGATATAGTGCCGCTGTTGGGGTCATGACGTTAACTCCCACTTTTCCGCCATGACCTGTGCTATATCCAAATTGGATGATGCAGGAGTTTCTTTTTCTCCCGCATTTGATGTAACTCTAAAAATTTTTCCGTCTTTTGTTTTTAATACATCATGATAGCCTAGCTTTACTGTTTTGGCTGTAGTGATTGTATATGTTGCTGTTACACCCTCTTTTTCCGCCACTCTGGCAGACATAGAGGTATCTCGGACTATTGCCGCCTGTATTTTAGCGCCCTCGACCCACTCGGTGATAAATCCACCCTCGCCGTCAGAAGTACGCTTTTTATCCATGAGTATGCAATCCTGTAAAAATTCATTGATTAAACTCATGCCATTTTCCTCCATGGGTTCAGGCGTGCTCTAAAGGCATCCTGCCACGTGTAAGCCTCGCCTTTAGAATTTGTTGCCCTGCTGTACGAATAGCCGCCAAATGACTCTGACTGATACGCTCCTAAATTTCCATTTTTTGCCTGCCACTCGCTGATTTCGTCCACTAGTGATAAAAACGGTTTAGGGATAGCCAGCGGAACCACTACGCCGTCAAACGTCTCCTCTTGTAACGGGGCAGTATCGCCCTTGTGATACTGATAAACCCCGTCATTAAAGATAGAGCCGCTAATTAAATAATATTGCCCGTCCTGTAGCGGGAGGCGAATCGCAGTGCCAGAATAACGTAGGTCTTCGGTGTCTGCCGTTACATCTGTATGCGTGTCGAAAAGCCATTCCCCGATTGTTATTTTGCCTGTGATTGCCGCCCCCTTGACCGGGAAGAAATTGTGAATATGATTCATGATTTCGTAAAGCACTCAATCAACCCCTTTTATTTTCCGTTCGAACTTACTTTCGAAACGGCGCTTGATACTTCCGGAATGGTTTCTGTGGCTCCAACAGTAACTACACAAACACCGTCAAGGTATTCTGCCCACAGCTTCATTCCCATGATGGCGTATGTTTCGCCTGTGGCGTTTGTATAGTTGCCGCCTGCGTGGAATCCAATCAGATTTGTTTCGCCAGATGTCGTGTAGTCAAGTCCAAGCTTTTTGAAATCGCTGTCGCCGGGATCAATATAATATAAATCAATATTTTCCACTGGTGTTGCGATGACGGTTTTTGCCGGGATGTAGTCGTCAGGGAGGAGGAACAGTGTAGAGAAGCCAAAGAAATCTTTGATATACTGCAATCCAAACATTGTCTGTACGGTAATCTCTTTGTCCCCTAACCAGTCGTAAAAATCCATTACGTTTGCAAATCCTACGACTTCGGTTACGTTTCTGTTCATCCCTGCGAATTTATTGAGTACAGCACCTTTTGCGATTGCAAGCGCTTTCTGCCATTTTTTCTGTGTTCCTTTTAATGTTCCTGTTTTTAAAAACGTGTAAAAGTCTTTTAAAACCTTGTTCTGCAGCTCGACCATAAAGGCATCATCTGTCTTTTCAATTGCGACTGTTGCGCCCCATTTTGACACAGATTCAAGAGATAAAGATTTAGCGTATTTTTCTACGACAATATCTTCTCTTTTGCTTTCTACGACCTTAAACTGTGTAAAAGGGATTGCCTCTCCCTCACCCACATTTGCGCCGCCCTGTAAGGCTTCATCCTTCATCTGCGCTTCATAAGTCACTAAGCTAGTGCCCGGCTCTTTTCTGATAGGTTTAAAGATTCCTAAGATAGTTCTTAATGCATCCCAATTTTTGTCAAATCTTGTTACAAAATCAATTTCTCTCGCTTTGAGAGCGCTATCTGTATTTAATACAGTGCTAGTGGTTACTCCTGCCATTGGTTACTCCTTTCAAAATCCAAAAAGTTCGTGGTTTTCCGCAATCGCTTTCTGACGTTCGCCTGCATCTTTAATTTCCATGATTTCTTTCTTGGTCATTTTCCCCGGTTCTCCTCCCGGTGGATTTGATACATTAGCGCCATGAGTCTTTTCAGTTGTAATATAATCGGCATACGCTTCTTTGATGCCTTTTTCTACCTCTGTTGCGTTCTCAAGTTTCCCGTCAGTTCCGATTTTTAAATTATCAATAGTTTCTTTTGACGCTTTTAATGCAAGGCTAATTACTTTACTAGACACGCCGGAATCCTCGAGCATCTTTTTGTATGCAGCTTCTTTTGCATTGTAGGATGCCTTCTTGTCCTGTTCGGCTTTGTAGCCTTCAAAATCTGCGTGTTCCTTCTCGTACTTGCCTTTCCAGTCGTCCTTTTCATAGTCCTTCAATTTCTTCTGGAGGTCTGGGACTTTCTCTGCGTCCTCTTTGTATTTAGTGATTTCGCCTTTTAAACCTGTAACGGTTGCAGAGTGCTCCTCGATAATCGCGGAAACTTGTTCATCTGTGAGTGTCATGCTCTTTAAAAAAGCTCTTGTTAATGCCATTTGATTACTCCTTTTCTTCGAGGGATTTCTTTCCCTAAATGACTTTATATGTAAATCGCAGTACTTCGCGATTACTTTCTAAATGTTTTTGCGGCTTTGAGGGATTTTGCTCCAAATTTGCCGTCGATTTTTAATTTGCATTTCGACTGAAAAATGTCTACCGCATCTTCTGTCTTTTCTCCATATTTGCCGTCAGTATCTAATTTCGAGTCGATAGCCCAGTTTAAAAACTTCTGTAATTTTTCAATTTCCCCTCTTGCGCCTTCTAGCACTGTGATACCGTCTAAAAATGTGTAATAGCCTCGTGGTGGCAATTTAGGGAATTTCCCAGTGTATTTAACCTCTTTCGTTGTTTCTTCCTTCTGCTCCACCGCCGGGAAGTCATGATATAAAATATTTAAATCAAACTTGCCGCCGTTGCCGGTTGAAACCTTGGCCGGAAACACGCCAGAGCTGGTATACTGCCATGCCATGAGGTCAGGCACGCTTGCAGGCTTGTAAGATTTGTTCGGCGTTGCCTTAAACGCCATGCGGTTATAGCCTTTGTAATAACGTGCAATCCACCAGTTTTTACAGTTAACTTTGTTTTTATCAATATGCTCCGCAAAGTATGATTTACCAGTGTAAACGCCGAATTTATACCCTCTTGACTCAACGACAGTCTGTGCCGCATTGATAATCTCGGCAATCTTTACTTTACTTAGCCTTGCCTGCACTTTATCCTCGATGTCAAACCAAATGCCGTATTTAAAATGTTTCTTGCTGGCCTTGTCGAGGATGTCGCACACAAGCTCCATGTCCGACTTGGCTTTTGCCACTGTAGTAGCGTATGTGTAGTTATACACGCCCCATGGGATGCCTAACTCCTCACATTTTTTGTAGTTTGCCTCAAACTTCTTGTCTTTGCCTAAATCCTTGCGGATAATCTTAATGATTGCACCATCACAACCGTATTTCTTTACTTTCTTCCAGTCGATTGTGCCGTTGTATACCGACACGTCAATAATTTTCCTCTGTGTCATTTTCTCATCCTTTCCATCTCAGCACATATAAAATCTTCTGATTTCCGTTGATGATCCTGTGTATCTTTTTATATGTTCCGCCTGCTTTTTTGGTATTTGTACTAGCCTTTCCGGCGTCCCACCACACCATTTTATTGCTCTCGTTTATTCCTGCGAAAATATTGGTGTGGTGGCGGTAAAAGCAAATGTCTCCCGGTTTTAATTTGTTTTTATAATTCCGGGGTAATTTATTTACTTTTATCAATCTATATCGTTTTGATATAGCCGCTTTTGTTCCAGCACCCTTATAGACAACTCTTCCGTTCCTGTTGCAATAAAACAGTTGTCCCGGTTTGAGGATGCCTAATTGCTGTAGGCAATAACATACATACGATGCACAATTACTTACCTTTTTCTTCTTTGCGCCTGCCCAGCTATTCGCCACGTTCTGCGAGTATTTAAATTTTTTATCAGTAAAATACTCCGCCATTTCTTTTGCCTTGACGAGTAAAGACAATCTGTCCATTATTCCATCGCTCCTTTTAATTCATCCGCAATAATTGATGTGTATTCTTTTGCGTAATTTGCCGCAGCCGGTTTTAAATACGGCTGCGCTCTCTGACCTTTTGTGATATGCCACTGTCCTTTATTGTCCTGATAAGTCCATGGGGTCTTTCGTCCTCCCTTGTAATACACGCCAGTTCCCAACTCTACATAGGCGGCGTATTCTTCGTTACTGCCTATTATCTCTGTGAGATTCTCTAGGTCAGTCTGATGCGTAATACTGTTTCTCAACGCACCCGTATCGACCGGGCAAAGGTCTTTTGCGTGCCCCTCTGCGGCGGCTCCTGCCTGTTCTAATGCCCTTGCAAGTGATATGGTGGTCTTGAGTATTACTTCGTCCACGTGGCTTACAACATCAATATCCGACATCATATTCGCCCCCTTTGCGTTGCTAACCATTCATAGTAGGTCATATCTTCTATAACCTCGTTTCTGCCTGTCTCTGGGTTTCTGACGCGTATCATTCGCGGTTGTGCCAGTTCGGTGGGCAGTGCAGTTCGTTGCGTGCATCGACAGTTATAAACTTCCGCCGGGATTCCGCTTGGGTCTCCTGGATACATAAGACCGTTTGAGTACGCCATGTTAAACGGTACTTCCTCACCGTCTAATGCTCTGTGACTGTCTCGTGTCCTCAAATCCTTTGTCGCTGTCCAGTGTTTCACTACATCAATTCCCATCTGGTAGGCTTCCTCATATGCCGCCTGCCTGCCCCCGTTCTGTGCCCCTGTAAACGCTGTGCGGGCGTTTCTAATTGCGGCAGTATGATTCATGCCTGTAACGTCCCGAAATCGCCCTGCGAGCTTTCCTATGCTGTCACCCTGTAAAATTCCTTGCAGTAGTGCATTTTGCAATTTCTTCTTGTTCCATCGCACATCCTTGCTTTTTAGCACCCTACGTGGTGGAAGAATCTTCTGCTTTTTGACCGTCAGCCGTTTAACTGTGTGCTCGTCAACTAGATTAAATGCAATATCTCCAATCTCTTTCATCTGTCTATCAGACACAAGAGATTTAATCATGTACGCCTCGAAGTTATGATTAAGGGCAATCACAAGAGGGGTCTTATAGTTGATGTATGCCGCGGCAATCTCATTTGACTCCGCCAGCCTCCGCGCCATGTCCTCGCGCAGCGCCTCCCACCTCTGCCCTCTGCCATACTGATTCATCAACCATGCTTCAAATTCTTTCTTGGTGTATTTCCCTGCCTGGTATGCCGCATATTCTTTGGCGTACCGGTGGGAAAACTGTTTAAAATAGTTTCTCGCTTTGCCGTCAAGTTCCTTTCCGGCTTGTTTATATACATCTGCTAACCGCTTTTCTAACTTTTGTAACTCCTGCTCTGTCCACTTGTCGGATGGATACATGGTTATTCATCCCCTTCCGGGATATCTTCCGGCGCATCGGGTTCAATCGGCTCCGTGTAGCGGTTATATGATTCTTCGTCTAGCTTTGCCAAAATGTCCGGCACTTCCTCTGGTGCGACAAACGGTAATTTTTTTAGGATGGTTTCTTCGTCCAGATAGTTTGCTGCCTCAAGAATCATATCTGTACGCTCTTTCTCGTTACTGATTCTGTTCCGCTTAAATTGCGGTTCGTCATCAATCCCCGCAAGCTCCAGAATTTTCTCAATCGCATCGCCTACGAAGTACTCAAAATCATCTGCATTGTCGTCTAGTGGCTGGTATGCCGCGTCGATATGGTCGTTTGTTGCTCCGGCGGCTATGGTGTGTACATCCAGCGCCCCGAAGTCCTCATAAATTTCTGACCGCATCTGCGTGAGAAACTCTTTTCTGGCGGTATACGGCGGCTCTTGTGTGTATGCCTGTACCTGCCCTTCCTCGGCCTTTGCGATATGCTGAAACTTGAGCCGGTCTCTAAACTCCGCCAGCTCATCATCTGTCATACCGTCAGCATTGGAAATGAGCCAATACATCTGTGCACAGTCGTCCAAATCATTGGCAAAACCACTTTGCACCGCATCGTAAGCATCAATCTTTGACTGCATCCCCCTCAAGGTGCTTATATGCCTTTTGTTGCCAAACATCGGCACAATAGGGAGGGAACTATAATTTTCTTCCCCGATGATTTCGGGTTCCAAATTATTAGCAACCTCAACTCTTTGCCTGTATGCTCGTTTAGGAGCGGTCTCTTTTAATTCTCCAAATTTGCTTTTTGCGCTGTAGGTTGTGTAGCCGTCTACTTCGTACAGCACAACCTTAAATGGTTTCTGCTCGTCCAGTTGCCAGAATCTTATGCCCGCCATCAACGCCCCTGTGTCCTCGTCCCACATCGGGGCGAACTGCGTAAGGGGAAATTCGTGCACGTGGTCTACATTCCAAAAAAGGAAAGATTGACCGTGAATTAATGCGTTGTAAGCCGCCTCTTTAATCCGTCTGTCGAATTGTTTGCCTAGTTTATCTTTGACACCCATGTCATTAAAAAAGACACCGTTTCCCAGGCTGTACGAACAGCGCTGTGTATTTAATTTGTGAAAGAAATTAGAGCATATCTGTGCGTTAGACGAAAAATTATCTATCTTTTTCTGACCCAACAAAGTGTAATAGACGCGCTGGAACTGTAAAATAGTCTCGTTTTCCTGTGCATCGTACTTGTCCGCTTTTAACGCCTCTTTGTATGCTTCTGTACTCTCGTGGAATTTTATAAACTGATTTATAAATTGCCCTTTGTCTTTTGCGGCAATGAAATCTTGATATGATAAATACATTATTATCACCCCAGAATTGATTTGTATTGTCTTGTTCGGCTGCGCTTGACGAGTTTTAATGTTTTTACAAAATACCTGATAACATCCATTGCGTGGTCTGACTGTTTTATGACTGCATCCCTGCCTTTGTCAGCCGCTATTGGGTCCCATGCATAAATGCCAAACTCCTCGATCGTGTGCGTGCAAGACGGGTCAAACGATAATTTGTCTTGTGTCAACATCGTCTCAACGTCTGCTATCCCATCGTTAACAGTGTTATCCGCCTTTTTGACCTTATGCCCTCTACTGCGTAACTCCACGATGAGAGCGGCGGCGGATGGGTCAACAATCACCAAATCATCTTTCTGCCCGTTTAGCGTGTCCTCTAGTCCTTTTACTAGCTCGCTGACCGGTTTCATTCGGTTGTTTTCTCTGCCTGAGTAGTAGTACTCTTTTATGCAGTGCCAGTTGCCAGTATCTACTCGTTTCTGCCAGACTAGGAAGACGGTAGCGTTCTGCATACCAAAGTCGGAGCTAACAATTATCTCTCCGCTAGTCTTTGCTTTACAGACATGTCTTTCCTCAGAAAACATATCGTACACAAGTCCTTCGGCTACTGCCCAGTTGCCTAGTATGTATCGTTGATACCTGTGTGTCCCGGAGTACTCTTTTATTAGCTCGTCCACTACCTCCGGAGGTAGGCAGCCATCGTGTATGTTGTACGCCTGCTGGAATATATCTGCATCGGAATCCAGAAAGCCTTTGAACCAGTGTTTCGGTCCCGCCGGGTTGCACGTCCCATCAAAATGACTGTGCGACGTTCTGAGACGAGATTTTAACATCTCAAATACTTCTTGATTCCACGTCGTTACCTCATCGCCGTATGCATACTCAATCGTCGCTCCCTGTATCCTTGCAACGTGCTTCTTGTTGTCAGCACCTAATGCATATACTTTTTTGCCAAATAACTGCACTGTGTTGTCGCTGCGTATCTCGCCAACTAGCTCTTCTCCCCAAATCTCTCGCATGGGGTCAAGTATGTTACGTTGTAGCGTGCCTCTAGTGTTTCCCAACATCACAGCCAAACCTAATCCTTTTAGGTGCGTCAGGCGTTGAGGAATTACGATTGCGTAGTCAACAAAGGATTTCCCGGAGCCTGTCGCCCCGGTCTTTACGTTCCAACGATGGTTACAGCCTTGTAAGTATTCCGCTTGCTTGCTAGTTAATGGCACTATCGACACCCCCAAGAATCTCAATAGCTTTCGCCAGTGCTTTGTCGCTTGCACTCTCTGACTGTGGCTTATCACGCCACTGTTCTGGCTTCCTGTTCTTTAGCCAAAATATTTGTGCTGTTGTATCTGGCGCAACGTGCTTCTTTGTTACTTTTCGCTCCGTCATTACTCCGCCTTCGTACTTTTCGCTCGTCTCCTCGTAGCTGTATCCTAACGCCCGTTGTAACAGGCTTTTTTCTACCTGCCTATCCACAACATCTTTTCCCTTTTTTAAGGTATCGGCTAAAATTGGAAATTTTTTCTTCCATGTATACAAGGTATCTGGGTTGATGCCGATGTTCGCCGCAATCTCTTTGTCTGTGCATCCATCTCGCGCCCATCCCTCTATTTTTAGCAACCCTTCTTGGGTCAGCCACTCCTGGTATTTACTTATCCCATTTTGGGGTCACCTCCTAAATACAACCATAACCCCGTAATGGATTGTTTACGGGGTTATATGGAAGGAAAGAAAATATGAAAAAAATTTTTGTCCCATTGAGTGAACACACACTCAAATACAAGTATAAGGAATTGCACCTTAACAGCCGCCGGGGTAAGACTAATAAGCGGCTGGTCTCTAAACACTTGTAGACCCGCAACCTGTATGGAACGTAAGGCACCGTGGGATAGGCGTCTTGCGTACTCTCTTTTACGCGGGTGAGAGTTTACACTTTTACCACAAAAAGATGAGGAGGTTATTTCTCACAAAAAGTTACCAGTACTCGTCCGTACAAGTGTATTGTACGACATTTTTTAAGCCATGTTAGACAAACATAAAAAAGAGAGGGAGATAATTCTCCCTCTCTAATATCCCGCATATTTCCCAGCCAAATTGGCGAAAGCACTAAGCCATCTGCGTATAGTCATTTCTGCATATCCGAGCTTATCCGCCGCCCCTGCTATCGTGTATCTATCCTCGAAATACACCAACTGTACAGCTTTCATTCTGTCCTCACCGTTGTCCATGCCCTCTGTCTGCTTTATCGCCTTGTTGATAGCGTACATCCACAGGGCTGACTGAGCTGTATTTTCTGCAATTAACTTGTCTGGGTATTTTTTTACCTGTTTTACTGCGTGCCCGTACCAATCGTGTTTGGGGTTACTCATCGTTCTATCTCTCCGTTTCTTCCAACTTTTTTAAACCTCACTCTTTGTAGCGCGTCAGGGTACTTTGTTGTATTGACTCCCGAAAAAAATTGTTTTAAATTTCTACTCCATGCAAGCTGGGAAGGTGTAAAGTCTTTGTATATTACTTCTATCTCAAGAGACTCGGAATTTACTACAACGTCCGTTACGATATATAATCCTCCTTTAAAGTGCCTGTATATACAACCAGTCATTTCTTCTTTCAAATATTGTGCATCCTTCTGAATTTCCATTGCGTCGGTAGAACGCCTTGTATCATATACAGCAGTTAACATCTTTCTTCCTCCTTTTAAATATACTCATTTCTTTTTTCTTGCCTTCATGCTTCTATACGTTTTTTCGCTTTACAAATAAATTTGTTATTTCCTCCCGTTTAAAAATATGTGATCGTATCCGCGGCGTTGTTTGCCATCAACTCGACTCGTTTTAAATATCTCAACTGATTCTGGATGTATGTATCGGAGTCTTTGCCTCCGGTTGCTCTCCAGTCAGCTATTCGCTTATCAACATCTTGCAGTACATTAATCGGAATTATATCAAGATTGATATCTTCGATGCTAAGCTGTTTCATATAGTCTTATCACTCCTTTATATATGCTCATGTGGTTCGACCGGTTCCCAGTGCTTTTCAGCTTCCTGCTCAATCAATAAGTTATACTGCTCCACAAATTCGTCCTCGCTTATTTCACCATGCATGAATTTTTCTGATATGCTTACGTAGGTCTTCATTGGTATCCTTTTCAGTCGGTTACACCGCTTCGTAAACTCCTCATCACTTATTTCATTTTTTATGTATTGTTGTGCTAAACCCATATATGTATCCGGTTCGATTGTATTATCGCTCATTTATGCCTCCAATCTAATTTCTGGCCGCACCAAGAACAATATTGAATACTTTGAATCTCCACTTCATTTGGTGTATACGTTCTGCCATGACAAATCGGGCACTCGCATACATATTCATTGCCTGTGAATCTTTCAATAGGTTTCTTGGAAATCTGCTTTTCCAATGCTTTGAGCGCCATCAATATGGCTTTATCATGTTTTCTTGCCGTAATTGCACTTTTTGGTGGGTCTGTGTGTATATCCTTTTCTAAAATCCCAATCACCTCTTCTAATGTCATTATTCATTCCCCCTTATTCTTCCGCACACTTTCGTCCACTCCCTCACAAATCTCTTTTCCGCCAAGTCGCTTGGGAAAAACTTTGTTTTTTTGTTTTTGTTTCCTCTGTTTCTCAATTCCCTTTCTACGGCTTCAATTTTCCCCCTCGATTTAGGTGTTTTGCGTAGTTCGGTCATTGCTTCCCTTAGCTCTTGTTCTGTGCATCCCACCAAGAATGTGGCTCGGTCAAGGCTTGGTATTTCATATAGTTTTTTCGCTACTTTGTTTTGTATTTTATCAAAGTCTTCATCTTTTAGCCCGTATGGCATTTTTATCCCTCTTTTCTTAGTTGCTCTAAATCGTTATAGTCAATCATTCGCTCATACAAAACTGTTTCCCCACTATCCATTTTCACTTCAATAGCTAACGGTTTCCCTTTTAATTCTCCGTCAACAGTAATAAACGCGGCGCCGACAATAGCAACGGGTTTTTGTGCTGCTTTCCATTCCACTTTTTCTTCTACTTTCATTTTCTTTCCTTTCCCCTCCGGAATAAATCCGGAGGAATCAATGGCATATAGCTCCTCATGGAACCGTTAACGTGTTTCTGTAATGTGTATCTATCCTTAACCCCGGAGGGTGTCCAGCTTTAATATCTTACCCAGTCAAACGGCAATTTATTTACTAGCAGGCAAGCCGCGCCCTCCTTTCCTACCGCAAAAAGGCAATTTCGGCAATATTTATGCTCGTTGCAGTACTTCTTGAGTATTTTCGCCGCTTTTCTTGCTTCTGAGTCTCCTGTTTTTTTCATTACGCCACCTCCCTGATCGTGATGCCATACCGTTCAAGCATCAGCTTTCTCTTGATGATGTATTCCGGATTTTTTCTTGTGCGCGGGGATTTTACATCCTCAACAACAATTTTCCCTTCCTTGTCTGTGTAGCGGAAATCTGCTGTGTATGATACAGGGCGTTCTGTAGTGCCATCCTCTCGCTTCTGGCTACCTATAAGGATGTATCTAGCCTGTCGCTCTAATCCTGTAATTTCCCCTGCTTCTTGCATCGCCGTCAATTCTAAATAACGATGCATTTCTCTCTTGCTATCAAACTTCCCATCTTTCGTAAAAATCTTTTTATTTCTAAATTTGTTCACAGGTAATTCCTCCCAAATGTTTTGATAAATTCTTCCCTCGTTCCGTTGTTCTCCTCCCAGTACTTCTGCGCCAGCTCCTTGAGGTACCTGTCTAGCGGTCCGTTGGGATTGCGATGTACTGCCTCTCCGCCGTTGGTATGATGATTCAAGCACAAATAAACTGTAAAGCCATATTTTTCGGCTTGCTTTCTGTTGCTACTGCCATATAAGACATGATGTCTGTGCAGATTTCTAGTCGTTTTGCAGAAAAAACACTCTTTTTTCGTTTGTAGTACGCTATTCATTCCTAGAATCCTCGCTTGCAAAATGATATTCCATCAAATCGGCAATCATTAGGTATTCTTTTGCTATTTTCCCACTTCGTGTTTCTTTTACCTGTTTTCTAAATTTTTCTAAATTTCCATGGAAGCATCCGCAATTAACCATTATTTTTTTATTTTTGCCCCTATAAAAAGTTGTGCATCGGAATTTTGTTCCGAAGCCCTGTGCTAATGCGTAATCTGTATTACCGGACACCTGTGCATTGCCGGAAACCTTTGCGTTTCCGGTAACCTCTGCATTGCCAAAAACCCATGCGTTGCTGCAAACCTGTGCATTGCCGGAAACCTTTGCATCGCCGAAAACCTCTGCGTTGCCGCAAACCCATGCGTTTCCGGTAACCTTTGCATTGTTATAAACCTTTGCGTTGTCGGTAACCTCTGCATTGTTGTAAACTTTTGCGTTGTCGGAAACCTGTGTATCGCCGGAAACCTGTGTATTGCCGGAAACCTCTGCATCGCCGCAAACCTTTGCGTTGCTGCAAACCTGTGCATTGCCGAAAACCCATGCATTGCCGTAAACCCGTGCGTTGCTGCAAACCTGTGCATTGCCGAAAACCCATGCGTTGCTGCAAACCTGTGCATTGCCGAAAACCTTTGCATCGCCGCAAACCTTTGCATCGCCGCAAACCTTTGCATCGCCGCAAACCCATGCGTTTCCGAAAACCTTTGCATTGCCGAAAACCCATGCATTGCCGTAAACCCATGCATTGCCATCTTGGGATACATTTCCCTCTTTCTCTACGTATCCGCCAAGCTCTCCGGCTTTCACGTCTCCAAAATCAATTAATGCCTTAATTCTAAATAATTTTTTCCCAGCTTCGTTTGTAATAGGCTCTGTTGTTAATTCAAATTTTTTCATTTTTCTTCTTCCTTTCTTGGCTTCCATTTTCCTAGTATTTGTTCCAATTCTCTTGGGGTTAGCGTTTCAATTCCTAAGTCTTCCGCTTCCTGTATCGTGCCTTTGATTAGCTCACTCATTTCCCGGCTGTCGTAGGTGTGTGAACCTCGCATGAGCCTGTAAAACACTACCTCTTTGCCTTTTTCTAGCCGCCGTCCTATCGCAACCGTGTGAATGTCCTCTTTTTTGTACATGATGTTGGTTGGAACATTGGTTTTTAAAACTGCTATGTCCCCTTTTATCAGCTCCGGCTGTCCGTATCTGCCTATCATCAAATTCTTGGCTTCTGCCTTGCTCGT